TTTAACTTTGTCTTTTATAACATTGTTAATCATATCTTTCATACTATTTAAATCCTTAATAGTCATTGTAGTCATCATAGTGTTAAAGTCTGTAATATTCATATTTTTCCTTTCTTATTTACAGTTGAAACCGTTAACTTTTTTAAAATTATAATCGTGTATAATTTTGTTAATGGCATTTTTCATATTAATATCAATTAAATTTAAAAGTTCTTTATCAACTTCAATAATTTCTTTGATATTCTTGTTTATTTTATTAATTTGAGAATATGCAACGTTTCTAACGATTTGCAAATTCATTTTATTTGTTTTTGTTGTTTTCATACTGCTACTATATCAGACTGAGCAAGGAATTCAAGCACTTTCGGGAAAAAATACCAAAAAAATGTCGTTTTTTTACGTTGGGAACCGTAGGTTTTGGCACATAAAGAACAAAAGTAGAACAAAAACCGTTATAAATAGTAGAAATTAACTAAAAAATGAGGAAATTATGGCAAAAATGCGTGAATTTTTGTTCTGGAACGAATCAGGACAAGAGGAAAAGACTGAACAAATGAGTTTAACAAAGGCAGTTAAGTCAATTCAAACAAAATTTAAAGATAAAATTGTTGGAGTTGAATATATTAGTAAAAAAGGTCAAAAAATCTCCGAAGGAATAAAATTACCTTGGGGAAGAAGTAAGAAATTGAGTAGATAATGGCAAAAGTATCAAAAACCTTTGTAGCAAGAGCAAAAAGTTATAAAAAAACTTCTCAAGCAACAAAAAAAAGAGCTGTTAAGTTTAGTTCAATGAATAAAAGTAAAAAACGTAGTTGGAAAGCGTATAACGGACAAGGAAAAGGTTAATATGGCAAGTAGAGAAGGTGATTTTTTAACTACAGGTCACGGATGTGATGGAATTACTACTTTAGCAATATCTTTAGTAAGAACAGTTAAAGCAAACGGCATTTATGGTGCTGTAAGAGGCACTCCTACATCACCTCATACTATTCTAGTTCCTGGAGATCCACCAAGGTGTGTAAATCACCCAGCAATTTTAAATCAAGGTTCACCAAATGTAAGAATAGGCAATATACCTTGGGGTAGACTAGGTGATAGTGCAGATGGTGGTGTAATGATTACAGGCTCTACAAACGTTTTAGTAAACGGTAGATAATTCATATAAATATTGTTATGGCCTACTCAAACTATGACGCAACAACAACAAATAAAAGTAAGCGTTCAAATCGAATTTATAGCGATTTGAATTTAAGTTTTACTAAAAATCCTGCTACAAAGGATGTTGCAAAAGTTTTTGATATTATAGCAATTAAAAGAGCAGTTAAAAATATTATTTTAACAAACCGATATGAAAGGCCTTTTAATCCAGACTTTGGTGCAAGTTTAAGAGATTACTTGTTTGAAAATTTATCACCACCTGTTTTGATTAAAATAAAAGATAGAGTTGCTACAGCAATAGAAGAATTTGAACCAAGAGTACAAGTAGAAGATGTTATTGTAAGAGAAGATGTTGAAGGTAACGGTGTTAACATTACGGTTTCATTTTTAGTTATAGGAACAACTGAACCAATAACGATAACAACTTTTTTACAAAGAGTAAGGTAAAATGTCACAACATAAATTAGAAATTTCAGAATTAGATTTTGAAAATATAAAAGCCTCATTAAGAAGATTTTTATCCAATCAAAACGAATTTAAAGATTATGATTTTGAAGGTAGTTCACTTTCAATTTTATTAGACTTACTTTCTTACAACACTCATTACTTGGCTTACAATGCTAACTTTGTTGCCAACGAAATGTTTTTAGATACTGCTGAATTAAGAAGTAGTGTTGCTTCATTAGCAAAATTAGTTGGTTATACTCCAAACTCTGCTAGAGCACCAATTGCTGATTTAAGATTAGTTATTAATGATGGATCAGGTTCTACAATAAGTGTACCAGCAGGAACAAAATTTACCACAACTATTGATGATGTATCTTATAGTTTTGTATCAATAGATAATAAAACAATTACACCAGTTGATGGTGTTTATACTTTACAAAGTTTAAACGTATATGAAGGAACTTATGTTAATTATAATTACACAGTTGATACAGCTGATGTAGACCAAAGATTTTTAATACCAAGTGATAGAGTTGATACCACAACTTTAAAAGTTTCAATTCAAAATAGCGTTTCAGATACTACAACAAATACATTTACAAAAGCAACTTCAATTACAGAATTAGATTCAACATCAAAAGTTTATTTTTTACAAGAGGCTGAAGATGGTCAATATGAAATTTATTTTGGTGATGGTGTAATTGGTCAGGCATTAACTGATGGTAACATTATTACAATTAGTTATGTAGTTACAAATAAAACAGAAGCTAATGGTGCTTCATCTTTTAGTATATCTGGTTCTATTTCAGGTTTTACAAACATTACGATTACTGTAAACTCGGATGCTCAAGGCGGTTCTGAACCAGAAGCTATTTCAAGTATTAAACAAAATGTTCCTAACTTTTATGCAGCCCAAGACCGTGCTGTAACTGTAGAAGATTATAAAGTAAAAGTAAAAGAATTATATGCTAATACACAAGCAGTTTCTGCTTGGGGTGGTGAAGATAATGATACACCTTTTTATGGCCGAGTTTATATTTCTATTTTACCAGCAACAGGTTCAAATTTAACAGACGCTACTAAAACATCATTAGTTACTCAACTAAAAAAATATTCAGTTGCTTCAGTAACTCCTGTAATTGTTGATCCAGAAACAACAACTATTCTGTTAACAACAACTGTAAAATATGATGAACAGGCAACTACAAAAAGTTCAGATACATTAAAGTCAGATGTAACAACTACAATTACAAACTACAATTTAAATACTTTACAAAAATTTGATAGTATGTTTAGACATTCAAAATTAATTGGTTTAATTGATGATACCGATAATAGTATTTTATCAAATGTTACAACAATTAAATTTAGAAAATCCTTTGTACCAACTTTAGGCAGTTCTACAAAATATACAATTAGTTTTAATAACGCATTTTATAATCCACATACTGGTCACAGAGCAAATGTTGGTGGTATATTACAATCATCAGGATTTAAAATAGATGGTGACGCAACTAACATTTGGTTTTTAGATGATGATGGAAGTGGAAATGTTAGAAGATATAGATTAGTCGGTTCAGTTAGAACCTATGCAGCTCAAAATCAAGGAACAATTAATTATTCAACTGGTCAAATAATCCTAAACAGTTTAAATATTGCTTCAATTGAAAATATTAGAGGTGCAGCTTCAACTGTTATTGAATTAACTGTTGAACCAAATTCAAATGATATTGTGCCTGTAAGAAATCAAGTGTTAGAAATTGATGTAGCAAATAGTACAATCAATGTCGAAGCCGATACGTTAGTTGGAGGTTCAGCAAATGCTGGTATAGGATATACCACAACAAGCAGTTACAACTAATGAACAATGGCAACTTTTAAAGATAAAATATCCAATCTATTAAATTCACAAGTACCTGATTTTGTACTTGAGGATCATCCATTATTTTTAGAATTTGTAAAATCCTATTACAAGTTTTTAGAGTCAGCAGAAATTACATTAACAAATATTGGCGATCCAGACCATTTACAATTAGATAATCAAACAGACGCAATTAACTTTGTACAGTTAAATGGTACAAATATAAAAGGTGATGATGATGGTGATAGAATACTTTTAGAAGATACAAGTTATGGTGATTTTATTAATGGTGAAACTATTACAGGCCAAACTTCAGGTGCAACCGCAACTATTTTAATTGAAGATGTTGATGGAGGATCTCGTTTATTTGTAACTCATCAAAATAAATTTATTGAAGGAGAATTAATTATAGGTTCGACTTCAGCTGCAGAAGCAACAATATTAAAATACAGAGCAAATCCAGTTCAAAACATACAACAACTTTTAGATTATCCTGATCCTGACAAAACTATTCAAAGTTTCTTAACCAAATTTAGAAATGCGTTTTTGGCATCCATACCTGATACACTTGATGGTGATATTGATAAAAGAAAA